GTGCTTTTCATTTATGTAAAGATATGTTGGGTCAGAAGTAAATCTACTTTTGAAGTCTTCATACTCTACGTATGAGTCATAACCTGTGTCATGAAACTCATCTAACGTTTCTAGTGCTTCGATCATATTATTTTATGTCCTCCATATTAAGCCAATCATAACCTATTTTTAACTCTGTGTCAAGTGGAACATTAAAATTTATATTATAATATTCCTTTAAAGAAGTTATGACATTTGATGTGCCTAGTTTAAATATCTTACTCATCACATCTTCTTCACCAGGATAAACATCAGCAACGATTGAATCGTGTACTGTATTTACGAGTAAACTTTTTACCTTATGTTCACGCATAAGTTTATAAATATTAATGCAAGCTAGTGGTACTATATCTGCAGTAGCAAATCCTTGCACAGGATAGTTTTTAATTTGTGTTCCATAACTTGAACCACCCCAAGGCATTCTCTCAGCATATGGAAAGGCATATTCTCTACCTGTAGGTAGCTTAATTCTTTTATATTTAATTGCTTCTGTTTGTAACTTTTCGTGCCATTCTTTTATACCTTTATATTTTTCTAAGAACTTAGAGTAGTATTTCTTTTCATTTTCTGTTCCTGTTACACCACCATACAGAGGTTTGAATGTATGTGCTTTTGCATCTTGTCTTGATACTCCAATAATATCTGCTGTGTATTGATGTACATCAACATTATTTTTTATATCTTCCATACCTTGTGTATCTTGTGCAAGATAAACTGCAGTTCTAAATTCTAATTGTGCAAAGTCTATTTCAATAATTTTACCACCTTCGAATCTAGACTTAACTACTTTACGAATTGGAAATGTTCTACCTCTTGGTTGGTTTTGAAAGTTTGGATCACGACTTGATAGTCTTCCAGTTGAAGTTACAGCTTGCATAAACTTAGGATGCAGTAATCCTTTTTCATTTGTAAATTGTTTTATACCAACTACAAAAGTATTTAGATAAGTATCTATTGCATTATATCTTACAATAGCATCTAAAAATTCTCTTAGTTCTCCCTCAGATTCTGCAGCAATTTTAGTTAAAGTTATTTTATCTGTTCTGAATCCTGCTTCTGCAACATCGTAAACACTTCTAGGTCTTTGATTAAACCCTGCAAGTTTTGCAAGAGGTGTATATATAAATCCTTCTCCTTGACAATGTATACACTTAGAATAATTTTTATAAGGACTACCATCTTTCTTTATCTTTTGTATAACTCCTTTGCCTTTACAATCAAGGCATTGACTAGCCGCAGTTTTATATATCTTATCTGTATGCATATTAACTAAATCTCTAAACTGAGTTCTAGAAAAATTAGGTCTTCTTTTATTTTTACCTGTTGCTTTGTCTACACCTACATTAAATATTCTAGCCCAATCTTTTTTATCTTTTGGTTTTTTAGAATAGATTAACCAGGATAATTGTTCAGGACTAGATAGAGCAATAGATGTATCTCCCATATATTTATACACAATCTTATTTATTTTATCTTCTAAATATTTAAACTCTGCTCTGTATTCTTTTTGAACTTTAGATAAATCTTCTAAGTCAACATAGATTCCATTTCTTTCCATATCAACTAATACAACTAAAAACTCATTCATCATCTTAGCTGTCATCAATAGTGATTTATATCTTTCAGATTTAAAATCTTGCATCTGTGAGTTGAAAAGTTTTCTAGTTATATCAACATCTATCTTACCATATTCCTCAACAATATATGCTGGAATATTTTCAAAGGATACCCCCCTGTCCATAAATTCTTTTATACGATCATCTTTAGCACCAATCTTTCTACGCTGACAGCACATCTGTAGTGTTAAAGATTTTCTTATACCGCAGTTTAAAATATATTCACCAATCATTGTATCATATACTCTACCTGAATATTTAAATCCTGCTTCTAATAACCACATCAAATCAAATTTAATATTATGACCAACTAATAATGTAGTCTCATCTAATACCTCTTGTACTCTAGCGGCACCACCTCTACTTATTTTTTCTGAATGATTTAAAAAATAATACTCACTTCCATATTTAGAATCAAGACCAACACTAACTAATATATTGTTAGGATGAAATGGTGATGGGTCAAGCCCACCTGATTCTGTTTTTTGATATGATGTCTCTACGTCTACTACTGTTATCATTTTCTTTTGCCTTTCATATAATGTTTACTAGGTTCATAATTCCATCTTTTATGTCCACGCATTTTTGCGTACCACATACGGAGTCTTACTATTAATTTTTTAACTACCATCTATACTCCATATCTACTTAACTCTCTAGCTATTGTGCAGTTTATCTCTCCGTGAAATCCATTTATTTTATTTTTACTTATACATAAATTTCTATTTTTATTTTCAGTATCCACAACTGGATTTCTACCTACACCTATTATTAAATCTGCTTCTGCGGCTTTACCAGTTTTAGAATTTTCCATCCAATCAAAAGATATGTAAGCTTTATTATGTGCATCAGCTGATGCTTGTGATATTGCAAGCACAACACAATTTCTTCTCTTAGCAATTTCTCTTGCACCTGTATATATTATCCTTAGCTTTTCATCTGTTCTACTAAACTTACCTTCAACTCCAATCTTATCTAATTGATCTACCACAATTATATCAGGCTTATGCTTTTCACAATGAGCATCTATATCATCAATAGTCCAATCAACTGTATCAAACATTTTAATATTACCTTTGATGTGTGACCACATAGCCGCAGCACCCTGTAAATTATTTTGTATTTGCTCTGTTGTCATTCCTGTATAACAATTAATTGCTCTCATTTGAGTTCTGATTGCAGGTTCCTCATTAATAAATGCGTGTATGTTTGCACCTTGACTAGCAAATCCTTCAGGTGCGGCACATAAGCTAACCCAAAATGCTGTCTTACCTGTCTCAGGTCTTGCAAAAATAATTGCAAGATTACCTGCACCTAATCCATCAACACTATCTCTTAGTATTGGTATATTAAATTTCCATTTAGAATTTAATTTCATTAGTTCTAATACTTCACCTATGTTATTTGTTACTGCAGGTACTTTTTCATCTGACAATCCTTGCTTGTGTTGCTCAATTAAATTTGTAATTGGATTAAAGTTTGCAGGCTTACCATTAAATATTTCTGTAGCTTCAACAGCAATCTTCTGAGCAATATCTCTATCCATCATTATCTGAATTAAATCTTTTGCAATCTCTTTTGATGGCTCTTGTGTCTGTCTTATGTCTTCTATTATCTCATTAAATTTTTCTTTAGCCGCTAGTGTTAGTGCTGGATTATATTTTACTGTGTGTAAAGAATATAGTTCATCAATATTTATATCACTAACAAAATCTTTATGAGCCTTTGTTATTGTATTATATAATGAACTATAATCACCTTGAAATAATGTCGGTGATATGTTTCCTTTGTATTGTGTATAAAACTTTTTATTTAATAAAAGCTTTATCATTTGTTGCTCAACCATTTTATCTCCTATAATTTGTGATGTTCATTCCAGAAATCAATTACATCTTCTAACTGATCTTCTAGTTGTTTAATTCTCAATTCTTTAATCTCAAGTTCTCGCTTTAGATTTGAAATCTGAGTAATTAAATCTAGATTTTCTTTAGTTTTTTCCATAGAATATCTCCTCTATTTGTTTTGTATTATAATATTTTAAGTCTTCTGTCAAGGGTTTAACATAAACATTCTTAAAATTTTTTAATTTTAATTGGCTTGCAATAGAATATGCTTTAACTGTTGCGTCTCTATCTAAACATATATATAAATTTTTATATGGATGTAAATGATTTAATTCTATATTACCTAATGATGTTCCCATTATAGCTATACCAGTTAATACATTTGATACTGCACAAGCTGATGGACAATCCTCTACTATAACTGCATCATTACATTGACCAGATTTAAATGGTACTGTCTTGCTACCATACATAAACCATTTTGGAAATACATTTTTATTTAATGCTCTACCAACAGCACCTACAAATTTATCTGTGTATCTATTCTTAATTAGAAATACAACCCTATCTTGTTTAACATCATATTTAATATCTGCTCTTAACCAAGCCCAAGCTTCCCAACAATTATTTTTATTTAAATACTCCATTGCTTTTTTATTAGAGTAAACTGATTTAAAGCTATCAGGTATCTCAAATTCTGTTACTATATTTTGATTATCTTTTTTTTGAAATGTTGCGTTTACATAACTCATAGTTTTTTCTCCTTCGTGTTTTCCTTTTGCCTTACAAGATGCGTGAAAGCAGTACCACCTATAACTGTTGCCTGATGTAGTGATAGCCAATGTATTTTTATTTAAACAAAAAGGACAATCCAATCTTATCTCTGTGTCAGGTGGTAAAAAAAGTCCTTTGATAACTTCTAGTTGTTGATTATAATTCAAGTTTACTCCTGTATTTCTTCGTAAGTTATTGTATATCTTTTTTTACTATAGAAGTTAGTGTCTAACTCTATGTATTCCATTTGATTTTCTGATAGGTATATTGCAACTGCATCTTCTATCTCTTGTGTTGATGGTTCATTTTGAAATGGTATCTTTGCTACTGCTTCTATTCCCATTCCGTATATTCTTACTTTGTAGTTTTTCATTTATATTCTCCTTATCATATTTTGATTTACTTGTCAAGTCTCTTTGACGTTTTAATTTTTTATAATGGTCTGGGTGATACCAGTAAAATGTCATACTATTTTCTATTTGATAATTTTTTAGATTGTTTAATTGCTTTATCATATGTATAAAAGAACATATGGTTATCTGAAAAACCAAAATGTTCTATAGGATTATTTAGAATACTACATATATCTTTTAGTGTATACATATTTACTTCTGCTGTTTCAATATGTACTGTAAAAATATTAGGACTCATCATCTTCTTCCTCATATTCTAAATAACCTATCGCTGCGTCAACACCTTGTCTAAATGCTGAAGCTTCTTCTTCTGTATTAAAAACAAAAGTTTGAGTATCATCATATATACCAAATCTCATTGTAATTTTTATCATAACTAATCCTTTAGTACTATAAAGTTAACTGCTACTAATCCACTTGATGGGTGGCTAGACTCTTTCCATTCGACAGGACAAGTATCCAACCATTCATAAAATTTTTCATAGCTTTTTTCTATCTCATCATCTATATCTATTTCTTTTTTCATTTGTTATCCTTGTATTTGTAGTTAATATAATCGTTAATGTAATCAGTTAAAAAATCATTAACATAAGAAGCTGTTGTGGCATCTACATCAGTAATAGTAGTATCATACCAAGTACCATCTTCTCTTTCTACAGTTGCAATAATTGCCCAACCTGTTATTGTATGTTTCATATAAATGTCCCTTTATTATTTATTTTTATTGTTAGGTTTTTGCATCTTAAAACAATCTTCTAGTTTATTTCTATGACCTAAACTATCTATAAATTGTTTACATTTTTTTACATAAGCCTTTGATAA